ATGATCACTGCGCCAGAGCTAAGAAGGGTGTTAATCATCCGTTGTGTAATGCCATTAACAAATATGGAATAGAAAATTTTATTTGGGAAGTTGTTGATAGTGCAGATACAATAAATCAGCTTAATATGCTCGAAGAACAATATGTAGCAAAATATGATACCATCAAACATGGATATAATATCCGGGCCGCCGGTGGTAATAAATTACACAACGCAACTAGCATAGAAAAGATGCGACAAAAACAAAGAGATGCACATGCAAGACGAAGGGTTTCAAACGGGGGTGTTGAAGTGCATTCGCAACACAAACAGCACGAGTCAGGATGGAAACATTCAGCAGAAAGCAGGCAAAAAAGAAAAGAATGGTCGGCAATCACAAATAAGCTAAAAGCTAAACCCCTAACAGAAGAACATAAACAGAAGGTTAGTGAATCTGGAAAACTTGCATGGGTTAAAAGAAAATTAAAACTAGAAGGAGGCACTCAAAATTAGTCAATTTTTCTATGATGCTCAAATCCGTCGCTTCTTGTTGCAGTTTGCGCGAGTATTTTCCAATTTTGATGTGGAGTATGGCCCTAACCAAGCCGGACAAGGGCCAGGTTCAGAAGTGGATACTCTGGTGCGTGTACCAGTGCGCTACGGTGATGCCAGTCGACAGGCCCAAACTATCTTGCAAAACAACTCGGCCAACGACATGCCAGCAACTCCCTTGATGACATTTTACATCACAGATCTCAAGTATGATCGTCCCAGAATGCAAGAACCCTACTTTGTGAACAACATACAGGTGCGACAAAGAACCTATGATGCCGACACTGACAGCTATGAGACCACCCAGGGCAATGCATTTACCATTGAACGTGCCATGCCTGTGCCCTACGAGATGACTGTAAATCTGGATGTCTGGACATCAAACACCAATCAAAAAATGCAGTTGCTGGAACAAATCCTGACCTTGTTCAATCCAGGACTGGAAATACAAAGCACCGACAACTACATAGACTGGACCAGCTTGACTGTGCTGTATCTCAAAGATGTGCGCTGGAGCAGCAGAGTCATACCAGTCAATGCTGACAATCCTATTGACATAGCCACCTTGTCATTTACCTTGCCCATGTGGATCACTCCTCCAGCCAAGGTCAAGAAACTGGGTGTGATCGAACGTATCATTGCCAGTGTGTACGACGTACAAGGTGATTTGGCCGAGAGTCTTACCAACAGTGATCTGTTGCTGGGCACGCGACAAAGATTTACTCCCTATGGGTATCAAGTGTTGTTGATTGACAACAAACTACAGGCCTTGAGAAAACAACAGGTCATAGACGAACCCAATGCTAGTCTGACACCACCCGACAGTCCATCCAGTAATTTGCTGTGGCAAAGCGTGGTCAACATGTATGGCACCCTGCGTCCAGGCATCAGTTACATCACCCTGGAACAACCAGATGGCACTGAAATCACTGGTACAGTGGCCTATGATCCAACCGATGACCGATTCCTGTTGTTCACTGTCAATGAAGGCACTGTTCCTCCCAACACCCTGGCACCCATCACGGCCGTGATCGATCCCTTGATCAGTGGTCCCGGCTTTGGACTACCGGCGGCCGCAATAGGTCAGCGTTATTTGTTCACACAGGCTACCGGAAGTTACGACAATCCAGGCGCGACCAATCCTGATGCCTGGGAAGGTGTAGGCGGACAACCTTTGGTGGCACGGGCCAATGACATAGTAGAATATGATGGCTCACGGTGGCAGATAAGTTTTGACTCGACATCAAGTCCAGATAATATACAGTATGTTACTAATCTCACCACAGAGCTACAATATCGCTGGACTGGCAGTGCCTGGATCAAATCATATCAGGGACTTTATCCTGGAGGCACATGGAGCCTAGTGTTGTAACTGCCGTGGGTGTATGGTTCTATGCCATGAGCACCCAACGCTATCTGTATCTAATGCGCAGTGATCCCAAACACCCAGGATCGTGGGGCTTGCCCGGCGGTCGTGCTGAACACGGTGAAACTCTGTTGGATGCCATGAATCGTGAATGCCGTGAAGAAATGGGCTTTGTGCCCGACTATTTCAGACTGATACCTTTGGAAAAATTCACTACTGCTGATGCAGGATTTGAATATCACACCTTTTTCTGTGTGGTTGATCAGGAATTCCAACCCCAGCTCAATGAAGAACATCTTGGATATGCCTGGATTGATTCTGGCACCTGGCCCAGACCCATGCACCCAGGACTTTGGTCAACTGTGAATTTTCAAGCAGTGCAGACTAAAATCATGACCATTGAAGCCACGGTTCAGACGTCGCAGTAGCCAATGAAGTCAAGATAAGTCATGTGTTGCACATTGGCGCAATTCAACCAGGCATCCGGCATGCGTGTTTTTTGGCCTATCAAATAAAACCTAACACCACGGTAGGCTTGAAATATCTTGGAGATTTGCTGGATCCATTCGTTGTGTCCGCCAGACATTTCGTCATTGTAGCCCAATAAAAATATTTCTTTGTGGCCATCAAATGCTGCCAGATATATGATGGTGGCCATGTCAGTGATCCTGGGCTTGTAAGGAACTAGATAAAATTCACCCGGATGTTGGATACAATAGCGAGGAGTAGTGTAAACAATGTTTTGTTCTTGATACTGCTGAGACATGATCTGTTGCAGATCAGGCTGACTGGTGGCCACGGTAAAATCCAAACGCATTTGTTGAGCTATGGCACCAGTTCCATAGGTTTGTAATTTTTTTGAACCCAGCAAGCCACCACGATGTCGTTGTAGACGTGTATAATCAAATTGCCAGGTATCTAGGTCGCTGCCAATGCAAGCAGCTCGTCCTGAGATATGATGGTTTTCAATGGGATTGACTATCCACTCGCGATTTTCAGTTTTTTTGCCACCAGTCCACTTGGTTTGAAGTATGACAAATTCGCCGGCGTAGTTTGTTCTGAATCGAGCTTGCATTGGTTCAAAATCCTGTGGTGAAGATATTGTAAAATATGTTGGCGCTGAGGTCCGTGGTCTTGGGTATGGTTGGCGTGCTTATTCTCACTTCCATGACATCACCACCACCCTGTTCGCCCATCTGCATGCGTATGGGATAATAGGTGCCTGAGATCAAGGCCGCTGTGCCACTGCGTTCAGTAGGCCCATGTAGGCCACCGTTGTTGACCGTGGCATTAGCTGTGGTGAATCCTGACAGTGCTGTGGCACCTATCCAGAGATAGCTGGCATCATCGCTGGTGGTAAAAAAAGTGTAGGTTTCAGTGGTAGTAGCCAGAAAATAGCCCAGCCACTGAACGCTGAAGTTGTCACCACTGTGTCCGTCCTCTATGGGGCTGGTGTTGACACTCTCTGCGACCTGTGTGGCTGTGGCAAAAAAATTCACGTTGTCGGCAAAATAACCTGTGTACCTGCGTCTATACAGGCCATTGGCATAGGGTAAGGCTCCCAAAAACATGCCGCCGCTAACAGTGCAACCGGCCAAGGATAAAGGCACTAGAACCTCCCTACAGCTACTTCAATTGTGCCTATGGTTTCTGAGTCGTATGCTTCAAGAGACTTGCCAATGATGCAGGCTGGTTCATACTTGTTTGGGTCAAGGCGTGTGGCCACACCTGGAATGGTGCTGGCAACCAATCGGTCACCTTTGGTAATAGTGCCTGTGACCTGACATGGAACACGGCCTGTCAAGGCCACTGGTAAAACATTGTCACCGGTCTGTGTGGCATTCATCAAATAGCTGGGATTAGTGGATATGACACCAGCCACACGTGTACTGTGGTCTGTGCTGGCAATGGTGATTTCGGCAGGACCACCAAACTCTACTACCGTGCCTGGAGAGTAGGTGCCGTCGGCCACATACATCTCGGCCAAGTCCGCATATTGTGCCGAAGTGGCCTTGGCAAACACTGTATTGAAATACCCTGTAGCATTTCCAATATTACCAACTCCGTTGGCTTGATTGTTAATAATACCAGCGGTGGTAAAACTTGCGATACTATTACCTGCTACTGTAATAACAACATTGCCGGCTGAACTCGGAATATTAACGCTAGTTGTACCGGAACTTATACTGTTAGCACTTAACGCAGAAATTTGTGCTGTCACATAGGCCACGGTAGCTATGTTGGAGCCACCCACTGTGATGGCGTCATGTACTCGCAGGGTACCGTTGGTGGTGTCCACTGTGATTTCTGCCAAGGCTCCGGTAAATGCCGCATTTTGTGCATTGGTTCCGCGTCTGTATTGTACTTGTGAGGCCATTTTGAGTTCCTATAAGGTATTTATGTCACTATGGCACGGTCTGTGACCCTGCGCCAGTTGGTGCCGTCGGCAAAGGCCGGCACAGCACCGCCGGATTCATTGGTCACATAGGCCATTTGTCCCGCTGGCGTGGCTGCGGGCAGGGTGCCGACAGTGTAGCTGGGCAACACAAACTGATCTGGATAGATCAGGCCCGATAAAACCAAGGTGCCCAGATCTGCTTCTTCGGTGACACCATCGGTCACAAGACCCAGATCATCTGTCAGGGTCACTGGTTCGGTCACTGTGCCAAAATCTGCGCCGTCCACAAAGAGTTCGCTGCCACTCTGCACACCAAAGGTTATGGTGTCCGTGGCCGAATCAACCACTATGGTGATGCCATCTCCAGCGGTCAGGGTCAGAGTATCTGCTATGCTGTCAGCCACTGCGCTGTTGCCACCTGTGACAGTGATGTTGCTAAACACATTGATACCAGACAAACCAGCACCGTTGCCCAGGATGTTGCCACCTGTGACATTACCAGTGGCCGATATCAATCCACCTGTTAAGATGTTGCCACCTGTAACATTACCAGTGGCTGTGATCAGGCCCGCGGTTCTCAAGTTGCCACCTGTAACATTACCAGTGGCAGTGATCAGACCTGCGGTGGTAATATTACCACCCACAACATTGGCCGCTGATGTAATGGTTCCAGTTGCTGAAATCAAGCCAGTTGTTAGTATGTTACCA